CTTAAAGATGCTCACAAAGCAGGAGTTATTATTAAGAGAGAGATATTAATGATATGTTATTCAGGAATAGAATTAACATATCAAGAAGTAAAGCATCAGTTTAAATATGAAGTGCTTGAGAAAGAAGAGTATCTAAATGGGAACATCCTTGGGAGGTTCTATAAAACAAAATAAAATGGAAATAGCAATATATGACCTTGAAGGTCACTTACTAGAAATAGTAACAGGTAAAAATAAAAGACAAATAGCTTTAGACTTGAAGATATCTCCTGCAACTCTTTTTCAATGCTTAAGAGGTGAAATAAATTCAGGTAATGGTTTTCAATTTAGAGAAGTATTTAATAACAAACCATTACATAAAATTGGAAATTGTTTAGAATCAACTTTAGGTAATAAATATACCCCTATTCATAAATATTGGAAAGGTAGTTATATTTCTACATATAGAAATGCACATGAAGCATCAAATTATTGTAGTATAAATGAAGGAACAATTAGTCAGTGCTTAAATGGTAAAGCTAAAACAGCTGGAGGATTTGAATGGCTTTATGCTAATTAAAACAAAATAACTATGAGTAATGACAGACATATCTGGGAAGGTTGGACTGTACAAGATTTTATCAATGAGTTGGAAATAACATTTCCGTACCAAACATTTAATACAAAGGATGATGTAAAACAATGGTGTAAGTCTGAACAACCTTATTACAAGAAACACATTCCTGAAGTAGCAAAATATTTTATTAAAAAAGCAAAAGTATGACAGAAAATGAAATGACAGGCCTTCTATTACAGTTGGCTGACCTTGGTGTGACTGGTATTAGAATACACTATGAAGGTGCAGGAGACAGTGGTGCAATTGAAAGTATCAATTATACTACAGAAGAAATAAATGAACCATCTGATGTTTTGGATAATGTAGATTCTTTTTCTTCAGAAAATGAACTTATAGATCTAAACAGTAAAATTGCTGAATTAATAGAAAGTTGGACTAATGACAAACTAATTAATGACATTGAGAATTGGTGGGATAATGAAGGTGGTAATGGAGATGTTTGCATTTGTGTACCGTCCGGTAAATATTGTATTTATAATTCTGTTAGAATTATAGAGTATGAAGAATATACTCATGATGGTAATGTGATTGATAAAACTTTAGAGTAATGGCACATCCTTTAGAACACTGCAAATCCTCAATAAAAAAATGGGGTGGAGAATGGAGTGATTATATTGCAATTCATAATTGGTTTGATGAAACTAAAAAATGGATTGGGCATAGTAAACACAGAATGTTTAGACATCATAGTGAAGGTATATTTGAATGTGAAAAGATATTTGGAATGTCTTTTGTCAACTCAGATGGTAAAACTGTATATACAAGATATGTTGCTGAACAACATGTAAAGGAAGATTGCAACGGGTATATCCCTAGTGCAAAAGAATGGGTGGATAATATAAATAAACCCACAGAATGGATGATTAAAACACTTAAAATTGAAGACTAATGACTACAAATAATATTAAAGTACTTAAAACTTTAGGTTTTAAACCTTTGTATATAAGAAATGTACCTTTAGGATATGTTTTAAATGCTAAAACTGCAGATTCACATCCTTTGATAAATTCTAATGCTTTTGTACATAAAGACAATCATAATATTGTGCCTGCAATGAATAATGATTTTTACTTTCTTATTCCTCCACAACCAGAAGGTAAATATTTTGAACAAGAAATTTATAATGGAGAACATAGTATAGATGATATAATTATGTTTTTAAAAACACTTAAAATAGAAGACTAATGGAAAAAGTAAATAACATATTTACAGTAGATTCTGTAATAGAAGAAGGTAGTTATATAAAAGTAACTGGGAAATATCTAATACCTAATGGTTTACCATTTGAAAGAGGTGATATACTTACTGAAGATAAATATAATGGTCATCAGATATATGTTGCTTTTGTAATTAAAGATGAAAAAGGAAATGATTGTTTAACACTAGATACTAGAAGCATGCATCCTAATATTAAAAAATCTTTAGACACAGTTACTTTGGGATTAAATTTATTTAAAATAGAAGACTAATGAAAAATGTTTTAGATCTACCTGATGGAGAAAGAGAAGAAATGGCTAAAAAGTACATGCTTGAAGAAAGTTATGGTCCTCCTAATTCTTATTTATATGTAGGTTTTTTAGCTGGTTTTCATGCAGCTTATAAGTTAGTAGTTAGTAAAAATGAAGAAAAAATGGAAAGAGTAAACAAAATCAAAGATGAAGTAGAAGCTTTAATTACTAAAGCTATTGACATTTTAGAAAAAGAGTATAATATAGATGGAGATACTATGAGTCCTATAGTTATGTCTATTATGAGCTTAAATGATGCTCTATTTGAAATATCTGATTTAGATGAACAAGATTTAAAAGCTCAAGAATAATGGCAAAAGTTAAATTAAACAAAGAAGAGACAAAGAATCTTTTAAATATGATTTCTTCAACTGATGTAGAGAATGCAACAGTTGCTTTTCAAGTATTAGAGAACTCTGATTTAAAAGACTATTTTGGGGAATTGATTGTATTATACAAGTATGGTAAGAAAGACCATATAACATGGGAAAAAGAAGCTCCTAAAGCTTGGAAAAAGATATCAGAACACTTTGTGGATAAAACTGCAATGTCCAGTGGTAAATGTTTGTCTATTATGACAGAGAAAAAAGCTAGTAAAGATTCATTAGAATTGTATTTTGAAAACTTTGTAGGGGATATGATTGGTTTTCTTGACCAGTTAGGATATCCGGCAGAAAAATTTGATATTACTATTAAATTAAAAGAATGAGTAAGCAAGACACACTCAGTAAAGCCAGTAAAGATTTGATGTTGAAAGAACCATTTTATGGTATATTTCTTATGAAATTAAATAAACACTGGAGTACAAGAGTACCTACAGCAGGTGTAAGTAAGTTGAACATTAACTATCAGTTAGAAATAAATGAGAAGTTTTGGGCAGACCTTACTGATAAACACAGACAAGGTATTCTCAAACATGAACTTTTACATATTGCATTTGGTCACTTATCTACTATATTTAAGTTTAGTGATAGAAAGTTGGCAAATGTAGCAATGGATATGGAAATTAACCAATATATTGAAAAAGGTTATTTGCCAGGAGATGAAATAAGCATTGATGATTTTAATGCTTTGAAAGAAGAAGTAGAAACAGAAATGGCAGCAGCTCAAGAAAGAGATGCCCCTATAGAAGAATTACAAGCTATTGCTGAAAAACTTCCAGGTAGAGGTATTTTGATTGAGGATTATGCAGATTCTAATTTTGATCTTAAAGCTGGTAGTAGATATTATTATGATAAACTAAGAGAAGCTAAAGAGAAGAAAGATAAAGATGGTACATCTGGAGATAAAAACTTAGATGGTCTGTTGGATCAAATGGCTAAAGGTGATGAACCTGATCATAGTACATGGGAAGACTTTGAAAACATGTCTGAAGCTGAAGAAAAGTTATTGAATAAACAAATTCAAAAACTATTGTCTGATGCTAAAGAAGAAACTTTAAAGAAGAGAGGTCATGTACCTGGTGAGATAGAAGGTGTCATTGAAGTAGATGAGATTATACCACCTAAGTTTGATTGGAAAGGTTATATCCGTAGGTTTACTGGTGTAAGTACAAGAGTTTTTTCTAAGAAAATCAGAAGAAAAGAAAACAGAAAGTTTCCTGATAGTCCTGGATTAAAACTTAAAATGAAACAACACATGTTGTTGGCTATTGATACTTCAGGTTCTGTAAGTGATTCAGAACTTGCAGAGTTTATGAATGAGATGCATCATATTTATAAAGCTGGTGTTGATATTACTATTATTCAATGTGATACACGAATTAGATCTATTGAAAAATATAATGGAGAACATGAGCTTACTGTAAATGGTAGGGGAGGAACTGAGTTTGATCCTGTCTTAGAATATTTTAATGACAATAATAAGTTGTATACTAGTCTTGTATATTTTACAGATGGTGAATGTAGTACAAGTATTTTACCAAAAGGTCCAACATTATGGGTCTTGTCTGAGCAGTCATATATGAATGAATCCCTTCCGGGAAGAGTAATTAAGTTAGAACTTTAAAAAGAAAAAAGATGTCAAAAAAGAAAGTTGAAAATAGTCAAGTATTGTTGAATGTTACAGAGATGAAAGAATTTATCTCTCACATGGTTGAAAATAATCAGTATATCCAAACTCAAGGAAAGGTTCCTGTTGCAATAAATATTGAAGGTGATGCTGGTCTTGGTAAAACTTCTGCTATTATGCAGTTAGGTAAAGAGATGGACATGCAAGTTGTAAAACTTAACTTATCTCAGTTAGAAGAATTGGGTGACTTAGTTGGTTTTCCAGTTAAAGAATTTGAAATCCAGAACCAAGAAGGTAAAACAATGTGGATTAATGAAGCTCAGATAGATGCAGCTGTTAAAAAAGGATACAAAGTTTCAGGAAAGAGAATGTCTCATGCTGCACCAGAATGGATTCAAGGTAAAGGTGAAGGTGGTTTCTTGATTCTTGATGATTATACTAGAGCTGACCATAGATTCATGCAAGCTACTATGGAGATTTTGGATAGACAAGAATATGTATCATGGAAGTTACCAAAGAACTGGCATGTTATCTTGACTACTAATCCAGACAATGGTGACTATAATGTTACTAGCTTAGATATTGCTCAGAAGACAAGATTTATTTCTGTTGGATTGAAGTATGACAAAGATGTATGGGCTAAGTGGGCTGAGACTGCAAACATTGATGGTAGATGTATTAACTTTATGTTGATGCATCCAGAATTGGTAACTCAAAGTGTGAATCCAAGAGCTGTAACTACTTTCTTTAATGCTATCAGTTCATTCAAGAACTTTAATCAAAGACTACCAATGATTCAAATGATTGGTGAAGGTTCTGTAGGTGTTGACTTTGCAGCTATGTTTACTATGTTTATCAATAACCAACTTGATAAAATCATTGCTCCTGAAGATATCTTGACTAAAGATGAGCAGTATGTTATGAACTCTTTGACTTCTGCAGTAGGAAAAGATGATGAGTTCAGAGCTGATATCTCAAGTGTTATTGCTACAAGATTGGTCAACTATTCA